GAAGGTAATTATGAAGTGTCTAATTTTGGAAAAGTTAAAAGTATTAAATTTGGAAAAGAGATAATTTTAAAACCTAGATTAAACAAAAGTGGTTATTATTATGTTAATTTATGGAAAAATGGTAATGTAAAGTCACTAAATGTACATCAATTAGTTGCTATTGCATTTTTAAATCACATACCAAATGGATATAAATTAGTAGTAAACCACATAAACTTTATAAAAACCGATAATACAGTTGGAAATTTAGAACTAATAACTCATAGAGAAAACACAAATAGAAAACATTTACCAAGTACTTCTAAATATGTTGGTGTTAGATGGGATGATAAAATAAAAAAATGGAGAAGTGCAATTGTTTTAAATAAAAAACAAATTCATTTAGGAACATTCATAAACGAATTAGAAGCAGCAAAAGCATATAATAACAAATTAAATGAAATTTTAATATAAAAAACAATGGAAACAATTAAAACTTTTGATAGTAAAATATGGAACAAACAAGAACTATTAGATAATATGTATGATGATAGTTTTTACTATGGTTACTTAGGTAAAAATGCTTTAAGCAGTTCTTCAGCAAAGATGTTAATTAATTCACCAAAGACTTATAAATACGTTACACAATACGGTAGTGATGAAAGCCAAGCATTAAGAGATGGTAAACTATTTCACACAATGATTTTAGAACCACACAAGCTAAATGATTTAGTAATTGTAGATGTAGCAACCAAAGCCAGCAAAGAATATAAACTTGCAAAAGAACAAGGTTTAGAAGTTTACACACGCAAAGAATATAACGATGCAGAACGTTTAACTGATGCACTATTAAAAAACAATGAAGTAGTATCTTTAATGAGTAAATCACAAACAGAAATTCCGGCAGTTGAAATGATAGATGGCATACCATTTAGAGCAAAAGCAGATATATTAAAGTCAAATATGATTATAGATTTAAAAACTACAACTGGTGTAAAAGACTTTAGATATAGTGCTGACAAATATAGCTACGATTTACAAGCATATCTTTATAGAAAGATGTTTGGTGTTGATGACTTTCTTTTTGTTGCAATAGACAAAGGTAGTTTAGATATAGCAATCTTTGAATGCAGCGATGAATTTTATGCTAAAGGACAAGCAAAGTTAGAACAAGCAATATCTAACTATAAATACTTCTTTGGTGAAGAAGAAATGGATTTAAATCAATATGTTTTAAGAGGTGTATTATAATGAATGATAAAGCAACGGACCACTACAATATAACTTTACACGAAATAGAACAAGGAACATCTATTCAAGAACTAAGGGATATATTACAAAGCTATCAAGATGCAGAACTATACGAAGAATGTCAAGGTATTTATTTAGCAATAGAAATAGTATCATTCAATGTATTAACAGAACTAATTAAACAAAGTAAAAAACAAAAACTAAAAATAAAATGGACACAGAAATAACATTACACATTAAAGAATTAATTAAAAACACAACCGGTGTAGATATTAATAAAGTTTCACGCAAAAGAGAAACAGTAGAAGCAAGAGCAATGTATTATAAAATACTAAAGCAAATAGATAAAAAGAAAACATTACAATCTATTGCAGACTCAGTAGGAAAGAATCACGCAACTGTATTACATTCATTAAACAACTACGATACGTTTGAGCAATTTAACCCAACGTTAAAACTATTCAGAAAAGAAATACTGTCAAGATTAAATTACAAATCATTTGAAAACATTATGGATAGTTCTAAAGATGAAAAGATAACTGCTTTACAAATAGAAGCAATAAAACAAAGTGAAGAAATAATAGAACTAAAAGAAAAAATCACTAAATTGCAAGAAACAAGAAATAGATATAACATCATTACTAATATAGAAACACTATTGTTTGAATCAGAAGGTAGTGAACAACAACAAATAATATTAGAACGTTTACAAGCACTTTATAGAATGAATAGAAACATAAAACTTTAATAAGATGAAAAAATTAATTATTATTTTAGCAGCAATAACATTTAGTTGCTCAACACCAGAAGAAGAAACAACACAAGATTGTCAATGCTTTAAAGTAACATACACTTACGAGCAATACTATCAGGGTGGTGCTTGGCAATGGGTTTACGTAGAAGTATCTTCAGAACTATTAAACACGAACAACTGTCAAGAAACAAATTACGTTAATATGGGTAATGGTAACTTTTATAGAATAGAATGTAGGTAATGGAAGATATTAGAATGACAACCAAACAAAGAGCATTAATATTGTTTAATAAATATTCACGTGATTACAATAGATTTGTAGTTAATGGTTATATTAAACAAGGTTATGATGAATGGAAAGAAATAGCAGTTGAATTAGGTAAACTATACAAATCAAATAAAACTAATTAAATTATGAAATACATACTTATATGGTTAGCTTACGAGTTTATAAGACCCAAAGTAATTTGGTTGTGGTATTACTTAATATCAAAAAATGAATAATAATTTAAAAACAAATAATATGAAAGAAAAGATAATAAATAAAATGAATGAAGGTCAAGAATCAGATGTGCCTTTGTATACTTGGAATACAATACCAAATAGTTTAAAGATATTTTGGCATAAGTATTTTATAAACAATAAATAAAAACTATTATTTTTATAATTGAATAAACAAAATCTATCAAGTTATGAGTAACAACAATTATGGTGGTAAACGAGAAGGTGCTGGTAGACCATCTAAAGCAGAAGAAGTAAAGCTAATTGAAAGATTAAAGCCATTAGAAGAAAAGGCATATAAAGCATTAGAAGCCGGATTAGATAGAGGTGATTTTAAATTTACTCAGTTGTTTTATAATTACTATGCCGGTAAACCAAGAGAAACAAAAGATATAACAGTTGTGGGTGAACAACCTATCTTTAATATTGATTTAGACGAGGTTTAAGACATTATATTATGGAGTTTATACTTACTACTGCAATTAAAAAGTTATTGCGTTTAAAGAAGCGTATTAAAGTTATTAGAGGTGGAACGTCAGCGGGTAAAACTTTTGGCATTCTACCTTTACTTATTGATAAAGCAATAAAAGAACCAATGCTTGAAATTAGTGTAGTATCTGAATCAATACCACATTTACGTAGAGGTGCTTTAAAAGACTTTTTAAAGATTATAATGGCTTTAGGTAGATATACTGATGCTAACTTTAATAAATCAACTTTAAAATACACATTTGCAAATGGAAGTTATATTGAATTCTTTAGTGTGGACCAACCCGATAAGTTAAGAGGCGCAAGAAGAAACATATTGTATGTAAATGAGTGTAACAATATAGACTTTGAAAGCTATTATCAATTAGCTATTAGAACAAGTGGTGATATTTGGTTAGATTACAATCCTACTTCTGCTTTTTGGGTTGATAAAGAAATATTAACGCAATCAGATGTAGATTTTATAACACTAACGTATTTAGACAATGAAGCATTATCTGAAACAATAGTTCAAGAAATAGAAACTGCTAAAGTAAAAGCATTGACTTCTACATATTGGGCTAATTGGTGGCAAGTATATGGCTTAGGTCAAACGGGTTCATTAGAGGGTGTATGTATTACAGATTGGCAAGAAATAGATTTACCACAAGATGCAAGGATACTATGTTATGGTATGGACTTTGGTTACAGCAATGACCCGACAAGTTTGGTTACAATGTATAAATATAATGATGCTTACATATTTGATGAAGTCATTTATAAGAAGGGATTATTAAATAGTGAAATATCAAACCTATTAAAAGCTAATAATGTAAACGAAATTGTTTACGCTGATAGTGCTGAACCAAAATCAATAGCTGAATTGAATAGTTATGGTCATAATGTATTACCAGTATCAAAAGGAAAAGACAGTATCCTATTTGGCTTGAATTTAATCAACCAAAACAAGGTTTATGTAACAAGCAGAAGCAAGAACCTAATTAACGAGTTAAGAAATTACATTTGGCAAACGGATAAAACCGGTATTAAAATGAATAGACCAATAGATGCTTACAATCACGCTATTGATGCTATGCGTTATGCGATGACAAGTCAGTTAGAAAATCCACACAAAGGTAATTACTTTATTTATTAAGTTTTTAGAATAAAAACAAACAATGAGTTACGGACAAATAATAGCAACAATACAATGTTACATACATCATAAGACCGGTAAAGAAGTACAAATAAATTTACCAAGAACTGTAGGTGAAATAAAACTAATGCAACAAATGTATAATGTAGCATCACAATATTTAATATGACAGAAGAAGAAGATATATTTGAAAATATGGAATTTGAAGCGGCAGATACAAGATATGAAATAATATCTATGTGCAATCAGGCTTTAAATGCAGTTGAAGGATTTGATACCGGAATGATAAGTAAAGAAGATGCTTTTAAGATTAAAGAAATAAAAAGAAAGTGTTTAGCTTTAATTGATTTGCAGATTGGAATGATGTATGACGAAAACTTTTAATGTATTATATTTAAAACAATATCTTAGTTTATGTACATAATATAAAACATTTTAAAACTTTAACATTTCATTAACACTTTTGTATTTATAAACGTAATATATTTGTATATCAAAATTAAACAAATAGAAATTATGACAAAACAATATCAAATACAAGAATACATCAATAGAAATGTTTGGAAAGGTCAAGATGAATTAGGTAATGTTGTTTGGCATTGTTATGATTTACGAGAAGGTGATACTTTTTATTGTGAAAATAAAAAAGAAGCAGTTGAAATTTTTGTTTCTCTTTGGGATTTATTAGATGAAAACGAAAAAAATTTAGCATAATGAAAACATATATGACAAAGTATTTAGTTACCTATTGGACAGAACGTAATGATGAATCTACAGATGTAGAAATAATTATAGAAGCATACAGTAAAGATGAAGCAATGAAAAAGTTTTTAGATATGAATAAAATCTACAGAAGAATAGATAGTATAATAGAAATGGTTTAGTTTAGGTTAATAATTAGGGAAGAAGAAGGCAATCAGAAATGGTTGTCTTTTTTTTGTTTAATACAATATGGACTATATTTTATTTTTAAATAAAAAACAATGAAATTAAAGATTACAGTACCAACAAGTTTAAATGAAATAACATTAGAGAAGTATCAAAAGTTTTTACAGATAGCTAAAGATAATCCTGATGGTGATTTCCTTCAACACAAGATGGTTGAAATATTTTGTAATATAGATTTAAAGAATGTAGCAAAAATAAGCTATAAAGATGTTAACGAAATAACAACTAACTTATCAAATCTATTCACACAAAATTTTGAATTAAAAAGAACATTTAAATTAGGCAATACAGAATTTGGATTTATACCTAACTTAGATGAAATAACATTAGGTGAATATACTGATTTAGATAAGTACATTACCAATTGGGATATGATGAACAATGCTATGGCAGTTTTGTATAGACCGATAACAAATAAGGTTAAAGATAAATATCAGATTGAAGATTACAACGGAAGTTACACATATTGCGATGTTATGAAATATGCACCGGTTGATGTTGTACTTGGGGCAGTAGTTTTTTTTTATCGTTTAGGCAACGAGTTACTGAAATCTACAGTTCATTATTTGGAGAACAACAAGGAATTTCAGAATATAGCAAACAATCACAATTTGGAAGTAAATGGGGTTGGTATTCATCATTCTATGCTCTTGCTCAAGGAGATGTTAGAAGATTTGACGATATTTCCAAACTTAGATTATCAGTTGCCCTTACATACTTAACATTTGAAAAAGAAAAGAACGAATTAGAAATGGATTTAATTAAAAGATAATGAAAGGATTTTACCAAATAACAACTGCAATAAAAGACCAACTATACAAAGATGTATTTGTTAATACAGTTTCAAGTGGTGATATATTTGAAATAGATTTAAACAAGCAAACTATATTTCCTTTGTCGCATATTATTGTAAACAATGCCCAATACAATGGTAATACTTGGTTGTTTAATATATCTGTATTATGTATGGATGTAGTTGACTTTAGTAAAACAGAAAACACTGACCAATTCTTAACTAACGATAACGAACAAGATGTTCTACATACGCAACTAATGGTTATTAATAGACTATTAGAAGTATTACGTAGGGGAAGTTTATACGATGACTTATATCAATTAGAAGGTACACCAAATTGTGAACCTTTTGTAGATAGATTTGAAAACAAAATAGCCGGTTGGACTGTTACGTTTGATGTAATAGTATCAAATGAAATGACAAGTTGCGAAAATGAATGCTAATAATTTAACATCAACTAAAGAAGTTCTTGAAGCATATAAAAAATATGTTATTCAACAATCACGTAGTAACCTTTCAAAAAGCAATAAGAACGTTTCTAAGAAACTTTATAATGAAATTAAAGGCGAAATACTATTTGAAGATAATTACTTCTTATTAGGCTTTAGTATGCCTGATTATGGCTTTTATCAAGACGAAGGTGTTAAAGGCGCTGACCCAAGCCAAGTATCACCTAATACAAAAATAAAAGGGCAACAAGCACCGAATAGTAGATTTAAATTTAAACGTAGAATACCATCAGCACCATTTGAACAATGGGCAAAGTTTAGAAACATAAGATTACGAGATGCGAAAGGAAAGTTTGTAAAAGGTAACTACAAATCAATAGGTTATATTATAGCTAAAAATGTATGGGCAAGGGGTATTAAGCCAAGTTTATTTTTTACAAAACCATTTGAAGATGGCTATAAAAAGTACATAGATATAGATTTAATAAAAGCATTCGGTGACGATATAGAAACATTAATAGATTATACATTAACAAATAAATAAAATGGAAGTAATATTTGTAAGAAGCCCATATTTTATTGAAGTAGATGAAGCAGCACAAGTTGGCAGTAAAGTAGAATTATTCATTTGGAATAAAGGAACAACAGAACCAACATTACCTACATACACACTATCTAAAAAAATACCATCTACAACGCAAAGAAAAAACGTTTACAATATATCCAACTACGCTAAAGAATTTATTGATATAGTAAAACCTACATTTGTTTCAGTACCTACAGAAGAAGAAGATGCTAATTGGTGTTACGTTAAAATAAAGCGATATAAAGAAGTTTCAGTTGGAAGTTATACTTTATTAGATACAAACACGTATGTAGCTTTAAATGGCTATACAAATTACATTGGTGGTTATAATCAAAGTTATGATGTAGACTTTTTACCATTATCAGTTTCAAATGAAAATACAACTTATAAATATTACGACAATGCTAATACAAATAAACCTTATTTAAATTTCTATATAGATTACATAAACGATACAGATATTTATGAGGTTGAATATGATGATTTAGATGGCTATACTTCTTCTAATAATATTTTAGATGGTTCAGCAGAAACGCAATATATTTTTAAAGTACCGGTAACAGAAGAAGATGCAAACTTTACCAACGGAAATAAAATGAGTATTAAAAAAAATGATGAAGTAATATTTGAATATTATGTTTCAAACGAATGCGAGCCTAAATACAATCCAATGCTTTGTGCTTTTATTAATCGTTTTGGTGGTTGGGAATATTTAACATTTTTCAAAGCAAGGGTACAAAATTGGGAAGTTAAAAATAAAGAATACCAATTACTACCATCGGATGTAGACTACAATCAATTTAAAGGACAAACAAAAGCATTTAATTTCGATGCTAAACAAACTGTTAAAATAAATACGGGTTGGGTTGATGAAGAATATAATGATTTGATAAAAGACTTAATGGTATCAGAAACTATTTTGTTAAATGATATACCGGTTAAATTAAAAACAATGACAACCGATTTAAAGACTTCTTTGCAAGATAAGATGATAAACTACCAAATAGATTTTGAATACAACTACAACCAAATAAACAACGTAATTTAATGGAGTTATACATTTACATTGATGGTGTTTCAAAAAGGGTGGAAATGTTTCAAGATGAAAAAGTTTCTGTTACTTCTACAATACAAAACTATTCAGATATTGGTAAATTGTTTACTGACTATTCGCAAAGTTTTACTATACCGGCATCACCTACAAATAACGCTATCTTTTCACATTGGTATGAAAACGCAATTGATAATGGTTACGATGCGAGAATTAGATACAATGGATATATTGAAATAGATACAATACCATTTAGAGATGGTAACGTACAACTTGAAAAAGCAAATAAAAAGAATGGTTACATTGAAAGTTATACATTAACATTTTACGGGAACTTAACACAATTAAAAGACAAGTTTGCAGATGATAAATTGCAAGTTGTTTTTGAAACTGCTTTAGGTCAAGCATTAAACCATACTTACGATGCTTCAAACATTCAAACAAGAATAACTTCAGGTAGTACTTTTGATGTTCGTTACCCATTAATTGCAAATGATAGAACATTTAGATACAACGATGCAAGTCCGGATGATGTAACTACAAATGCGGGTTCAATTGTATGGACTGATTTATTTCCGGCAGTTAAAATAAATAAAATACTTGAATTAATTGAAGACAAATATGATGTTGATTTTACGGGTTCTTTTTTAAATTACAATCAAGTAGTAAAACTATGGATGTTATTAAAGAATTCAGAATTACCAAGAGCATATTCACAAGGATTGAATGTTAATTTCTTAACTACTTCAGGTGTAGCTTTTCCTGAGTTAAATTTAACAACTGATGTTATAACTACAAATTGGGATAGTGGTTTTTTTGTTGTATCAGGTGCGCAAAGATTAATTTTAAAATACAGAGTTACACCAACAACATCTACTATTTATAAAGTAGAATTATTTGTGGATGGTCAAATTTTTAGCACGTTTGAAAATTTAACCGGCACACAAGAACTTATTTTATACAGTCAAACAAGAAGTGAAGACCCTGACAATCACGAAATGTTTATTAGAGTTTCATCTTTAGGTAGTTTAACTTTTAATAGCAGATTAGAATACATAAGAAGAAGAAGCGGTGATGTGGTTTCTGTAGCTGAAAACACTACCGGACAAAGTATGTCATTCATTCAAAATATTGCTGCTTACGTTCCTGATATTAAAGTGTCTGATTTCTTTATGGGATTGGTTAAAATGTTTAATTTAATTATAACACCAACAGATAGTAGAACGTTTAAACTTGAACCTTTAGAATTATATTACCAACAAGGGCAAATAAAAGACTTAACAGAATATATTTATTCCGATGAATTAGATATTGAAAAGCCAAAGTTATTTAAATCAATAGAGTTCACTTATGAAAAGTCTGAAAACATTTTAAACAATGCCTTTAACGATTTATTCAATAGACAATATGGTGATTTAATTTATAATTCTGCTACAACTGCCGATAGTGGTAAGTATGAAATTAAACTACCATTTGAAGATGTTATTTGGGAACGAGCAACAGGTAGTAATTTTATGACTGCTACGCTTTTAAATAAAGATTTGCAACCATATACACCGAAGCCTATATTTATGTATGAAAATGGAATAGAAACAGTATCACCAACAATTAAACTTGATGTAAGTACCGGTTTTAATTCATTATCTACTTATATGAGATTCAGTAACGAAATAAATTTAGCTGCAACAGATTTAAGTTATTTATATTCATTAAACTTTGGTGTTGAAGTATCACCTTGGTATTTAGCTAATGCGCCACAAGGACTTTATAAAAGACATTACGAACAATACATTGCTAATTTATACAATCAAAAAACAAGGGTTGTAAAAGTAAAAGCAAAGTTAGAACCTTTAGAATTAACATCATTAAAATTAAACAACAGAATTATAATTAGAGATAACAGATATATTATAAATTCTTTTACTACAGATTTAACTAATGGCGAAGCATCATTTGATTTAATAAACGATTATAGAGCATTAGGATATAATTCAGTTGGTTATAGGTTTGCTAATATAGAAATGGCAAACGTAGATAATACTGCTCAACAATTTCAGATTGATGTTTATATGGGATTATTTGCTAATGCAGTTGTAGCTACAGAAACGGGTTGGGCAAGTTGGTCAGGTAGTGGTTTACAAACTTCAGACTTTAATGTTAATGTTTCAATAGCAGCTAATGCAACCGGACTACAAAGAAGTAAAAACTTTGAAATTAAATTTGAAGATTTTGATGGTAATATAGTATTCGCACAAATTCCTTTAACACAAGATTTATGATAAAATTAATATTAGAAATGCTACAATTAAATGAGCATTACGGACAATCGGAAACAATAGAAATTGCTAAAGGTAAATATGAACTGCCGAAAACATTTTCAAGAAAACTAAAGCAAATTAAACGACAAATAAAAGAAATAACAAATGGCAGAAAATAAGACTGTAAATTTAGAAGTTAATTCTAATTTAGAACAAACAGAACAAGCAGTTGTATCTTTAAAAAGCGAATTAAGAAAAGCACAAGCGGAAGTTGGCGCCTTATCTGATAAGTTTGGTGCTACATCTAAAGAAGCAGTTGAAGCTGCAAAAAGAGCAGCAGATTTAAAAGATAGAATTGGAGATGCTAAAAGTTTAACAGATGCGTTTAATCCTGATGCAAAGTTTAAAGCATTATCGGCTTCATTAGGTGGTGTTGCTTCGGGTTTTGCTGCCTATCAAGGTGCTTTAGGTTTAATAGGTGTAGAAAGTAAAGAAGTTGAAGCGCAGATATTAAAAGTTCAATCTGCTATGGCTATTGCTCAAGGCGCACAAGCAGTAGGTGAAAGTGTTGATGCTTTTAAACAATTAGGTGCAGTTGTTAAATCTTATTCGATAGTTCAAAAAGTAATTACTGCCGGTCAATGGTTATGGAATGCAGCTATGGCAGCTAATCCTATTGGGGCATTAGTAGCTGTTGTTGTAGCTTTAGTTGCTGCCGGTTACGCTTTAGTTAAAATGTTTATTGCGAGTTCAGATGCTACTATGAAAGCAGAAGCAGCTAACAAAGCATTAAATAAACAAATAGAAACACAAGTTAAAAACCAAAAAAAGGCAACTGAAGAATCTGATTTGTCAAGGGATGCTCAACTTAAAATGGCTAAAGCATCGGGAAAAAGTGCTGAAGAAATTAGAAAGTTATCGGTTGAATTAGCAAATCAAGAAGTAAAACAAAAACTTGCAAATGCTCAAACTTTATATGCAATAGCAATTGAAGCGAGAAGGGTTGCCGGTTTAGAAGATGCTACTGATGCGCAAAAAGAAACTGCTGAAAAAGCATTAAAGGCTTACAACGATGCTAACGATGCATTAAAGGCTTCTGTTTTAAATAGAAGAAAACTTTTAATAGATAACAGAGTTGCCGAAAGACAAGAAGAAACTGATGCAGAAAAGAAAGCAATAGAGAATAGAAAAAAAGCAAGTGATGCAGCTAAAGAAGCAGCAGTACAAGCGGAAAAGGAAAAGCAAGAAGCGATAAAAAAAGTTAAAGATGCCTATTTAGATAAAGCCAATACTACAAGAAGGGAATTAGATGACATAGAAGCAGAAAGACTTAAAAAAGAATACCAAGATAGTTTAAAAAAAGAAGATGATGTATTAAAAAGGTTAGAAGTAGAAGCCGCTGCTTTAAAAAGTTTTTCAGATTATAAAAAAGAAATAGCAGAAGCAGATAAAGCAATTGCACTCGCAGAAGCTAAAGCCAAAATGGATGCTGCTGATGCAGTTAGTGGAACATTAAATGCTGCATCTGATTTATTAGGTAAACAAACTACTGCAGGAAAGATATTAGCTATCGCAAGTGCTACAATATCGACATTTACTTCAGCACAAAAAGCATACGAAGCAACTGTAGGTATTCCAATTGTTGGTCCCGCTTTAGCACCTATTAATGCCGGTATAGCATTAGCTGCAGGATTTAAAAACATTCAAGCTATCACTAAAGTCAAAACACCGGGCGGTGGTGGTGGTAGTTCGCCATCAGGTTCATTTGGTGGTTCAGCAGCACAAGCACCTAACTTTAACGTTGTTGGAAATAGTGGAGTAAATCAATTAGCACAAACAATGTCAGGTCAATCAGAACAAGCACCAATACAAGCATTCGTAGTAGCACAAGATGTAACAACTGCGCAAGGCTTAAATAGAAATATTGTAACCAATGCAAGTTTAGGTTAATGTTAGTTAAAAGTATCACTAACTAATAAAAACTAACTTAATGATAGTTATTTAAAACAAATTAGAATTAATTTAATTTTTAAAAAAAAGTATAATGAAGAAATTAGAAACTATTTATTTAGATATAGACGAACAAAATATTCAAGATGGAATTGATGCAATTAGTTTGGTAAAGTTTCCGGCTATTGAGGAAAATTGGGTTGCATTAAACGAACACAAAGTAGAACTTAAAACAATAGATGAAGATAAAAGAATTGTAATTGGTTTGGCTTTAATACCTGAAAAGGATATTTACAGAAGAAATGGTGATTACGAATACAATATTCGTTTTTCAAAAGAAACAGTTCGTAAAGCATCTGAATTATATTTAAAGAAACTAAAAATACATAATTCAACATTAGAACACGAAAAAAAAACTGATGGTGTTTATACAATAGAAAGTTGGATAGTTGAAGATGTTAAACGTGATAAGTCCGCAATTTATAATTTAAATGCAACTGAAGGTAGTTGGGTTGTAGTTCAAAGAATAGATAATGATGAGGTTTGGAACGATGTAAAAGAGGGCAAATATCAAGGCTATTCTATTGAAGGATATTTCAGTGAAAAAGCAGAATTAAATTTACAAGAAAGTAAAGATTTAGAATTGATTGAAAAAATAAAGCAAATACTAATAAATAACAAATAAATAAAATGAGTACATTAAACAATGTTTTTAAAAAATTAGAGCATACTGAAAAAGTTGCTAAAGTAAATTTAGAAAGTCAAAGAGTAGAATTAGAAGTAGTAAAAGTTGGTGATTATACTGCAAAAGCTAATCAAATAGAAAAAGATTTTAATGATGAATATAAAAAACAAATTTTAGCAGTACAAAATACGGTTGTTAAATATAACAATATGATTGCTGATGTAGCTAATCAATTTGACAATGAAATAGATATATATAAATCTAAAGTTAAAGAATTAGGAATTGATTATAATACTGCACCACTTGCTAAAATAGCTGATGCAGCAAGAAAAAGTATAATGAATAAACCAATTTATTTTAAATCTATTATGGATAAATTAAAATCATTATAATTAAAATATTTAAAATGGGAAAGAATAAATACACAAGTCCAAAAGACAGTAAAAGAGGTTGTTTATGTGATGATAGCACATATTCTAACGAATGTTGCAAAGGTGAATTAATCAATCAAGGTATTGGTTCAACACTTTCGCAAGGTACTTCAACGGTAACAGTTGTTGATGGAGTAAGAACAATGGTTAGAACAAATGGTTAACCAATTTATAACAAATATAAATAGTATTAATTTTTAAATAAAAAATAGATGAATCCTGAAGTAAAAAAGATTGGTAATAAGTTATTTGACAAAGTAGAATTAGCAAGTGTTAAAGTTGATTTAGGTTTAATTGATGAAATATCAAAAGAATTAATTACTGCTTTTAATTCACAAGATGTAGAAACTGAAATAAATAATGCAGTTGCTAAATTACAAAAATCTTTACCTATTTATAAATCAGTAGTTGTTAAATGTGATGAAGCATTAACAAAAATTAAAGATTTAGGAATTACAGGCGGAGTAGATAAACAAGTATTAGAACAAAAAAATGAAGCTAATTCATATATAAAATCTATTGAAAGCAGAATTTCAAATTTAAGTAAATTAAGAAAATAAATAAATATGAACGTAGTAAATCAAATCAAAGAACTTTTGGGTATGGAAGTAAAACTTGCTCAAATGAAGTTGCAAGATGGTGTTACTGTTATTGAAGCAGAAGCATTCGAACCTGAAATGGCAGTCTTTATTGTTAATGAAGATGAAAGAGTACCAATGCCGGTTGGCGAATATATGCTTGAAGATGGCAATATGTTAAAAGTAGAAGTTGAAGGCGTTATTGCAATGATAGCAATGCCTGAAATGGAAGAACCAGAAGTAGAAGAAGAAGTAGAAACACCTGAAGCAGAACAAGAAATGACTGCTGAAGTAGCATCGCCAAAAAGAGTAGTTGAAAGTGTTACTAAAGAAATGTTCTTTGCTGAAATTGAAAAACTAAAAGCAGAAATTGCTGAATTAAAGTTATCAAAAACAGAAGTAGCAGAAGTAGTAGAATTGTCAAGTGATAACATCGAAGTTTTAACACACAATCCGGAAGCAAAAAACGAAGTTAAATTGAATTTATATTCTAAGAAAAGACAAGCTACAACCTTTGATGTAGTTTTGAGTAAATTAAACAAATAATAATAAATAAAAAAAGAGAAAGATGGCAACAGTTACATCAATTACAACAACCTATGCGGGTGAATTTGCGGGAAAATATATTTCTGCAGCCTTATTAAGTGCTTCAACTATCGAAAATGGTGGTATTGAAGTAAAACCAAATGTTAAATATAAAGAAGTAATCAAGAAAATTGCTACTGATGCTATCGTAAAGGATGCAACTTGTGATTTCGATGCTACTTCTACAGTAACATTAACAGAACAAATTTTACAACCGGAAGAATTCCAAGTAAATTTACAATTGTGCAAGAAAGATTTCCGTAGCGATTGGGAAGCCGTACAAATGGGTTATTCTGCTTTTGACAATTTACCACCATCATTTGCTGATTTCTTACTTGCTCACGTTGCTGCTAAAGTTGCTGAGAAAACAGAACAAAACATTTGGAGGGGTGTTACTGCTAATGCGGGTGAATTTAACGGATTTACAAGATTACTTACTTTAGATGCGGGATTACCAACTGCTCAAGAAATTGCTGCTGATGGAACTAAAATTACTGCTTCTGCTACAGTTATCGGAGAACTTGGTAGAATTGTAGATGTTATACCGGCTGCTTTGTATGGTAAAGAAGATTTATACTTATACGTTTCACAAGCTACTGCAAGAGCATACGTAAGAGCGTTAGGTGGTTTTGGTGCATCAGGTTTAGGTGCTAATGGTACAAACGCAATGGGAACACAATGGTTCAACAATGGTTCACTTTCATTTGATGGAATTAAAATCTTTGTTGCTGAAGGTTTAGCACCAACTGTAGCTATTGCTGCTCAAAAATCTAACTTGTATTTTGGAACCGGTTTATTAGCTGATAACCAAGAAGTAAAATTGATTGATATGGCTGACATTGATGGAAGTCAAAACGTTAGAGTAGTAATGAGATTTACTGCCGGTGTTCAATACGGAATTGTTAGCGATATTACAACTTACGGTATTACCAACGCTGCTAACTAATAATTAATTATTAATAAAAATTAAGGGGAGGTAAAATGCCTTCCCTTTTTTTTAACTTTAAAATATATAAAAATATGGCTTGTGATATTAGTTTAGGAAGGTTAGAACCTTGTAAAGATAGCAATGGCGGGTTGAAGTCAGTTTACTTTGTAAATTATGGCGATGCTACCGGATATACTTACGATGGTACAAATACAGATGTTATTGATGCAGTAGCGGGTACACCAACTGCTTATAAATATGATTTGAAAGGAACATCATCATTAACACAAACAATTACTTCTTCACGTGAAAATGGAACTACATTTTTCCAACAAGAATTGGCTTTGACATTAAAAAAATTATCAGTTGTAGACCACAAACAAATTAAGTTATTGTCTTATGGTAGACCACAAGTTATTGTTGAGGATAACAATGGTAATTTCTTTTATTGTGGTTTAGAACACGGAATGGATGTAACGGGTGGAACTATTGTAACCGGTGCAGCTATGGGTGATTTAAGTGGATATACTTTAACATTGACTGGAATGGAACCCGTACCGGCAAACTTCATTGGTGATACATTAACTGCTGCAGGATTTACAGTAGTAAGCGGAACATAATAATTGTTTTTTTTGTTTTTTAATTAAGGGGTGTTTAGGCATCCCTTTTTTTTTAAAACAATTTTAAGTTAGTTTTATTTTTAAATAAAAAGAAAATGATAATTCTAAGAGAACAAGAAGAAGCACAATCTTTGAAATTCATTCCAAGACAATACAAAGCTACTACAATAGTTTTAGTTAACGAAATGACAAATGAAAGTACTACAATCAGTTCTGATTTTTACATCGATGGTTATTATTTATACACTACAACAACGTTTGATTTAAGAGAAGGTAACTTTTATACTTTAACAATTAAAAATGATAATGACGTAGTTTATAAAGACAAAATATTTTGCACTAATCAAGTTATTGCTAATTTTTCAATTAATGATGGCGAATATGTAGCAAATCAATCAACTAATGATTTTATAGTTTATGAATAATAATAAAGAAACTACAAATATTTCTATTGTAAATTTAAGTGCTTACACAAGTCCTAAAATACAAGAAAATAAAAAAGCCGGTTACATTGAATACGGAGATGATAATAATTACTTTCAATTCTTAATTGATAGGTTTTTATATTCAACTACAAATGGTGCTATTATTACCGGTATATCGAATATGATGTATGGTAAAGGTTTAGATGCTTTAGATGCTTCTAAGAAGCCTAACGAATATGCACAAATGAAAACCTTGTTTAAGCCTGAAATGCTTAGAAAAGTATGTTTAGAGCGTAAACTAATGGGTATGGCTTCTATGCAAGTAGTAAAGCAAAAGAATAAAGTAGTTAAAGTTGAGCATTTTCCTATTCATACATTAAGAGCAGAAAAGTGTAACGATAAAGGCGAAATAGAAGCATATTTTTATTGTTCTGATTGGGCAAATAAGAAACCATCTGAAGTATTGAAAAGAATACCGGCTTGGGGTTTTGGTAATGGTAACGAAATAGAAATAATGGTTATTAAACCTTATTTACCTATATTTCATTATTACACTCCGGTTGATTATAATGGCGCTTTAGATTACGCTTTATTAGAAGAAGAAATTTCTGTCTACCAAATTAACGATGTAAAGAACGGATTTAGTGGAACTAAAGTTATCAATTTTAACAATGGTATTCCAACTGAAGAAATGCGTGACCAAATAAAAGCAGATGTTAAAAACAAATTAACCGGTTCACGTGGCGATAAAGTAATTGTAGCTTTTAATGCTAATGCTGAAAGTAAAACAACAGTAGAAGATATTCCATTAAACGATGCGCCAGCACACTATGAATATTTATCAAACGAATGTTTTAACAAACTAATTGTAGGGCATAGAGTAACTTCGCCAATGTTATTAGGAATTAGAAATGGTGATGGTGGTTTAGGTAACAATGCAGATGAAATAAAGACTGCTACGCTATTATTTGACAATATAGTAATAAAACCATACCAATTAGAAATTATAGAAGCCTTAGACGAAATATTGTTCTTTAACGATATTAGTTTAAAGTTATATTTTA